CCGAGGCCGACGACATCATGTTCATGGCCCTGGATCCGGAGATGGACGAGCGTTTCGGCACCGTGACGGAGTTCGCCGAGGCGCTCACGCCGCTGCTCGGCAACGCGAAGAAGGGCAAGAAGGCCCTGGCCGACATCGTGAAAGGCGTCGATCTGCCCGAGGCCGACCCCGAGCCCGAGCGGCCCCGCGAGCCGTTGGCCCCCTTCGTGGATCGCCTGGGGTTGCGCGGGGCCGCCATCGTTGCTCGCATTGTGAGTGCCCTTGCGGTGGGCCTGCTGGCCGCCGTGGGTCTGGCGAACATTCACCTGAATGCCGGCTCGCCGGGCGGCTTGCTCGACGACGCGACTGTGGTGTACTGGGTGCTGGTGGCGGTGTGCGCGGCGGTAGCGGCGGTGCGCCCCAGCATCGGCATCCTGTTCGGCTACGCCATGCTGGCCGCGGGCCTGGCTGGGGCGGGCGCTTGGGCACTTACCCTGCTTTTGGCCGCGGTGGTGGCGGGCTGGTGGTATCTCGTGGGATGCCGCGGCACGTCCCAGGCCACGGTGGCGCTGCTGCAGCCGCTGTTCGGCTCCATCGGTTTCGGCGGCTTGGCTCCGGTGGGCGCGGGCGTGTTTCTGCCCGTGATCCAGTCGGCTCTGACGGCGGCCTTCGCCTTCTTCGTGGCCCTCATCATGGCGGCCTGCGGCTCCATGGACGTGATGAATTGGGATGCGCTGCTGCACTTCAGCTTCAGTAACAATCCCCAGGCGGCCTGCGTGGCCCTCATCTCCCAGGGCGGCACCTGGGTCATCGGCATCAGCTGGGTGGTGGCCGCGGCTGCCTACAGCCTCTGCTGCGTGCGCGGCACCAAGGCCTTCGACGTGGCCGGTGCCGTGATCGCGGCCGTGGTGCTCATCGCCGGTGCCTGCGCGGCGGCCCATCTCACCAACTTCGGCGGTTCGTGGCTGCCCGCTCCTTCGGCCCTGCTCGGCGCTTTGGTGCCCGGCGTCATCGGCATCATCGCCGCCGCCATGAACATCCCCGACCGAGCCCGCTGGGCCGAAGAAGAGTGGTATCTGGACGACGAGGCGGTCTAGATCGCAGCGAGGATGCAGCCCCCAAGGGCGCTCTCCCTCCGCCTTCGGGATTCTGGGACCACGGCCGCCTCAACGGGCGTTTCTGACGAGGGCTTGTGCGATCTGAGAAAAAATCGCTGAAAGTGGCGCTGGATTGCGAAAAGTAGGCACCTGGGATGCGCAACATGCGAAACACTGGATAACGGGCCGGTGCTTTCACGGGTCAGCTTCGACGGGTTTTCCGCAAAAGTGGTAGAGCGGTGCGCATGCGCTTACTTTCTACCATTTCGAATCGCAAGGGCGACGGGATGCCGCCGCCGAGATTCGTTAGAGAGGTAGATTATGCTCGCAAAGGTCTGTTCAGTGTTCACCGGCTTCTCCAAGGGCGACTTCGTGGCCGAGGGAGGGGAGAAGATAGACTGGTGCAACGCCGCGTTCTCCGTCCCCGGCACCGCCGACACCTTCCTGCTCAAGGTTCGCCTGGACGAGGTGGATCCCAACCGCCTCAAGCCGTACAAGGCGAATTACCTGATGGTCGATTTCCGCTACGACTCCAAGTTCCGCAACTGGAAGGGCTACATCGTGGACGTGTTCGAGACTCGCGCCCTCTTCGATGCCGCGACCGTGGACAACGACATCCCCGCCGAGCTGTTCGACGAGTCGCCCGCCGTTTCCTCCCTCAAGGCCGCGGCCGTTGCCGCCGCCTCCAAGTAGGCGGTTCCCGTGGCTTCCGCGAACCCCTCGGGCGCCCTCGGCCCCTCGGCCCTCGAGTTGGCCTCCTACGTCGCCGGTTACTGGCGCGACCGCGACCGCGAAGAGGCCTATGCCGCCGTCGTGATCGGCGTCCACATCGACCAGCTCGGAAACATCGTGGGACAGTCCTACCACGTCCACGGCCCCTCCGCCGACTGGAACGACGCTCTCATGTCCGACTTGATGGCGGCCGCCGACGGGGAGGTGGCCTAGATGGACGAGCAGGCTGCCGCGGGCCTGGCCCTGGACGCCTTTTCCACTTTGGACGCACTCCGCCAGGACGTGGCCCAGATCAGGGACGTGAACCTCCAGACCTTCGATCTGCTCAACTCGCAGATTCAGAGGGTCGATGAGCAGATGGAGGCCAAGGGCCTCTCCGTCGAGGTTCCCGCCGACCCCGAGGCCCAGAACCTCCTCCCCGGTGATTCCGCCGACTGGATGACCGAGGTTCACTCCGCGACCGAGGTTCCCGCCGAGTTCTTTTCCGATCTCATGTCCTTCCAGTACATGCACACGGCGCTGTTCGTGTTCATGCTGCTGGCGCTCCTGCTCAACCTGGGCGCGACTCTCTGGCTTGCGTTTTCCGACAAATGGAGGTCTTAATGGATGCTGTTCTTAACGTTCTCGTTGTTCTGTCTCTGCTTGGCGTTGTTGCTTACGCTCTCGCTGTCTATGCGGCGCTGAAGATCGCCTTTACGTGGGCCAAGGCCCGTTGGGACGACGGCTGGGGCAAGCCGCCCCTCCTTCTCAAGTTGCCGCCCCGCGCCTTGTCGGCAGTCCTGGCTCTGGCGTTCCTGGCGGTGGTCTTGTGAGCGATGCTTGCGTCTTGGCCAACGCTTCTCTTCAGCTTTTCTCCGTTGTCTGCCTGTGCCTGATTCTCTTTCTTGAGCTTCGCTCCAGGTGATCTTCGATGGGGATTTTAGATGCGTATCAAGTTGACGGCTGGCTTGATTTCGTCGTCTCGCTCACCGCAGCCGTTCCCGTTGGCTTCCTGCTGGGGATGTTCCTAGGTCTCCTCAGCTTCGGAGTGTTCGGGCTTTTCAGGCTCGTTCGTAGTCTCGTGTCCAAATGATTGAGTAGAAAGGAGTTGATACCATGGAGACCATCAGTACCGCTATGTCTACCGCGATCTCCGGTCTGAGCACCAACCTTCAGACCGCCATCGGTGCGAACCTGCCCGCCATCCTTGGCGTCGCCGCCATCTTCATCGTGGTTCCCGCCGTCTGGGGGTTTGTCAAGCGCTTTAGTCGCTAATCGGCCCCGCCCTTCGGCTCGGGGCGGCGAATCGGGCCGTTCGGGGAGGGCTTCGGCCCTTCCCTTTTCTATTTTAGGAGGTGATTCTTTGTCCGTTTGCACTCGCGCGTTTTCCCTCGCCCTGTCGGCGCTGCTGGCCCTCTCGTCGTGCCTGCCGTGCTATACTCTGGCATATGCAGATGAGGGGAGCGCCTATGTTCTTGAGGAAGAAGATTCGGAAGTCCTCCGATCTGACGGAGGCGGAGTTTCAGCAGCGCCTGGTGAGTTCGAATTCGCGCCTGATGCAGCAGATGAGGGAGCAGCAGGAGGCGGAGTTGGCCCCGAGCCAGAGGGACCTGGAGAGACAGAGGCTTCTTCGTCAGCTGATGGGGGAGTAGATTCTCCGGTTGGCGATATTGACATTTCCCCCTATGCCACATCCTTTTCGGTGATTGACACTCTTGTTGGCTCGGCATGGTCTGGCGAGGGCACCCAATTCGTCATCGGCGGCAATAAAATTGCCGCGAGAAATGGCACTGTCATATGGGCGGTTCTAGCTGCTGCCGATATTCTTGAATCGATCGATTCCAAAATGACTGTTGCTAATAATTATTTTCAGGCTATTGATACCGCTACTAAGGGTATTCAATCTGTTCTTCGCACTCAGTGGGGCTACAAAGTGGGCACCGCCTGGGTCTCCGAGAACAATTCGCCGTACTACTTCCTCCAGTGGATTTACAATTCCACATGGACGGCCTGGGGCTACAACTATGACGGCACGCCCTCCTTCTTCAGCAACTCGCCTGCGGGCTGGCTGAACAACGTCAGTGGCAAGGTAAACTCCTTCTTCCCCGCAATGAATAACAGCTTGGCCGATATTAGCGCGCGGATTAACTTGATCAGAGTTCCCGTTGAGACCTATCTGGGCGCTAGCTTCAACACCCTTGCTGATATCAGCGCGCGCACCAACTTGATCAGGCAGGCCGTTGAAACTTATATCGGCCCCATCTTCAACAACGTCGTTGACGTGAGCGCCCGAATCGCGTTGGTCAGGAGCGAGCTTCTGGCCGTCAAGGACTTGCTCTCTGCCGCTGATTTGGCGGGCGCTTCGGCTCGCCTGGATGATATCTTCCTCGCCCTCGACTCCGATACGGGTATCAGTCGCCTTCTTGCTGAGTGGGCCGACCGCTGGGACGTTCAAGACCGTGTGCTGATGGAGTGGGCCGACCGCTGGGACGTTCAAGACCGTGTGCTGATGGAATGGGGCGCTCGATGGGACGTTCAGGATCGCATGATGGTCGAGTGGGGCAATGCATGGGAGGCCTACCGCGATTCCGTCCTCTCGGCGCTCGGCGACGGCCTTTCCCTCGACGTGTCGGGCATAGAGTCGCGCCTGGACGATATCAGGGGGCTTCTCCTCGCCGCTGGCATGGCCGAGAACGCCAAGGACTTGCTCGATCTGCTGATCGGCGACCTCTCGGGCATCGGGCAGGCTGCGGCAACGGGGGCCATTCAGGGCGCTATGGAGAGCGTCTTTCCCTTCTGTGTTCCCGCCGTTGTCAAGCAGGTGTTCGGGCTTCTCGCCTACGAGGGCTCTGCCCCCGTCTGGGAGTTCGACATATGCGGCCACCCCCTTGTGTGCGACTTCTCGGGGTTCCAGCTGGTAGCCGACTGCACGTCCTGGCTCTCGCGCGTCGGCCTCGTTCTCGCCCTGCTCGCCAACACCCGAAAGTTCGTGTTCTCGCTTAACGGAGGTGGTTCCTCGTGATCTCTGCCATAGTCGGCACTCTGCTCGGCTCCGCCGTCCAGCTCGTCCTCCTCGTGCTGGGGCTGCTCCCGACCATCGATGTCTCGGCGCTCCCCGTGGCCGTTCCCGACTCGGTGCGCGGCGTCCTGTCCACGCTCAACTGGTTCGTCCCCTTCGGCGACCTCGTCGGCATCCTCACGGTGTGGATCGGCCTCGTCCTCGCCCTCAACGTCGCCCTGGCCGTCGCCCAGGTCGTCTCCATAGTTTCGAGGTGATGCGGCGTGATATATCTTTACAGCGGCACTCCCGGGAGCGGCAAGAGCCTCCATGTGGCCCGCGACATACGCGACCACCTGGGCGCCAAGGGGCTCCCCGTCATCGCCAACTTCGACATAAACCCATCGGCAAGGGGCTATGAGGAGCGCTTCACCTGGATGCCCAACGACCGCCTTTCCCCGGACTGGCTCGTGGAGTTCGCCTCCTCCTACTGGGAGGGCCGCCGGGTGCGCGAGGACTCCATCCTGCTCGTCGTGGACGAGGCCCAGCTGGTGTTCAACTCCCGCGCCTGGCAGCAGGGCGAGCGTATGGAGTGGATAGAGTTCTTCAGCCAGCACCGCCACTTCGGGTACAAGGTCGTCCTCATCGCCCAGTTCGACCGCATGATAGACCGCCAGATACGCTGCCTCATCGAGATAGAGGTGAGCCACCGTCGCCTGGGCAACTTCGGCCTTAAGGGCCTCCTTCTCTCGTTGCCCTTCCGGGGGCGGCTGTTCCTGGCCGTCTCGTACTACTACGGCCTGCGCGAGAGGGTCGGCTCGTCGTGGATTCTGCCGCGCCGCGCGTACTTCCGCCTCTACGACTCCTACAGCCGCTTCCGTCAGGTCGGGGCCGCCTCCTGACGCGCGGGGCTCCGGGGCCCCCGCGCGGCGGGAGGCGGCCCCGGGGCGGCCCGCAGGGCCGCGAGGGGCGCTCCCGCGCCCCTATTAACTTGATTAAGTCACACAATTGAACCCGCCCCAGGTCACGGGGTCGCGAGATTTAGGATGTTTCTTATGGGAATTGTTCCGCCCTCGAAGTACATTAAGGCCGTTGACTGCGGCAACACGGTTATCTTTCGGCACTGCCCCTTCGAGCCGCCCGAGGAGCCGCGTATCGAGAGGCTCGATGAGTGCCATTACCTGGTCAAGCGCACCCGCGAGGTGCGCCGCTACGCGCCCCGCTCCGAGGTCAAGGGGGACAACCTGCGCAGCGTCCGTCAGTCGTTCAACCGCTTGAAGTCGCTCATCAACGCCAACGTCTCGTGCAACGAGGGGGTGCGCTTCGTCACGCTCACCTACGCGGAGAACATGGTCGACAACTCCCGCCTCACCCCTGATTTGCGCCGCTTCTTCAAGCGGATGCGCTCGCTCTACGGGCCCTTCGAGTACGTCTACGTTAAGGAGCGACAGGCACGGGGGGCGTGGCACGTGCATTGCGTCATGTTCTTCGACGGCGAGGCGCCCTATATGCCCAACGACGCTGACGATCACCCCGTGCGCGACGCATGGGGCCAGGGTTTCGTTAACGTCCGGGGCTTCTCGGGCGACGTGAACAACCTCGGCAATTACCTTTGCGCCTACCTGACCGACGATGACGCCGCGGGTAAGAAGGGCGCGAGGCTCGCCAACTACGAGTCGGGCATCCGGCTCTTCAACTGCTCGCGCGGCCTTTGCCGCCCGACCTATGCCCGCGTGGCGTGGGAGGACTACGCCGCCTACGCCTCTTCTCCCAACGTCTACCTGGTGAGCGAGTCGGAGACCTCGTTCCTGGCGGGCGAGTGCGGGCGCGCGAAGTCCGTGAGCCAGATATTCATCGAGAGGTAGCAACTGACAGACCGCCGCCCTCCAGGGCGGCTCGGACACCCCTTCCGGGCCGGGAGCGCGCCGAATACTTTGCGGCCAGACCGCGTGCGAAAAGCTGCGCGGCCCGTCGCGGGCGAGGCGAGACCGCCGATGAGCTGGATGCGGCGCCGACCGCGTGTCTCTTTCGGAAAGGTGCGGCTGCCGGAGCCGCGCGGGCCCCGTGTCCCGGGGCGGGGAGATCGGAGTTTCGAATGAAGTTCGCGGGGATAGACATCGCCAAGCGCGAGCACTGGATGGCCGTGGTGGACGCGGAGGGGCGCGCGGTGCTGCCTCCGACGGCCTACGCCAACGACTCGGAGGGCCTGGCCGCCATGGTGGCCGATCTGGCGTCCCTTGGCGGAGAGGTGGAGGCCGCCATGGAGTCCACGGGATGCTACTGGCGCTCGTGCCACCGGGCCCTCTCCCTCGCGGGCATCCCTGTGGCCGTGATGAATCCCGTGCGCACCTGCGCGGCGCGGAAGTCCTCCAACCTGGGCCGCGCCAAGACCGACGCGGTGGACTGTCTCGTGATCGCCGACTTCGCGCGCAGGGAGCGCCCCGCGCCCACCGTCTCGCCCGACGGCGACCTCGCCCAGCTGCGGGAGCTGGCGCGCCTGCGCCGCTCGCTCTCGGGCGACGCCGCCCGCTGCAAGCTCCGCCTGACCGCGCTCCTCGACCAGGTGTGGCCCGAGTTCGCGCGGCTGTTCGCCGACCGCTTCTGCGGCTCGGCCCTGGCCTCCCTGCGCTGGCTTTCGGAGGGCTCGGGCGATCTGGATTCGCTGGCCGACGCCCTGGGCGGCGCCAGCCGCGGCCGCTTCGGGTCCGCCAAGGCCTCTGAGGTCGCGGCCTCGCTCTCCTCCACCTGCGGGGTGCCCGCGTCCCCAGCCCATCTGCTGGAGCTGCGCCTTCTCCTCGGCCAGCTGGACTTCTCGGCGGCCCAGATCGCCGAGGCCGATGCCGCCATGGCCCCGCTTCTTGAGTCGGCGGCCCCGACGCTTCGCACCGTCCCCGGCATCGGCCCCGCGCTCGCGTGCCAGATCGCCGCCGAGGTGGGGGACGCCTCGCGGTTCGAGTCGCCGGGCAAGCTGGTGGCGCTCGCGGGCCTCGACCCCGCGCGCTTCCAGTCGGGCGGCTTCGAGTCGGAGCGCACGCGCATATCCAAGCGCGGGAGCGCCTACCTGCGCCGCTCCCTCTACATCGCCGCCCAGGCCGCCCTGCGCTCCGACTGCGAGTTCCGCGACTTCTACGACCGCCTGCGCGCCCGGGGCAAGTCGCACCGCTGCGCCGTCTGCGCCGTGGCCCGCAAGATGCTCTGCGTGGTGTGGGCGCTCATGCGCTCGGGCGAGGAGTACAGCCGCGAGCGGCATTCGGCAAAGGGAGAAGCCCCCGAGGGGGCCTCTCCGGTTGAGGTTGGCTAGAGCTCTTGGACGAGCCAGGTTCCGGATTCTGTCTGAATGACGTTCCCCTTTACGTCCTCGATGGCGGTTACGAGGTCTTCCAGCTGGTCGGGTTCGTATACGGTCGGCAGTCCTTTGTCGAAGTAATGATAGTCATTCCACATGTCTGCGGCGCTCCTGTATTCCGTCCACTCTCCCCGGAGCTTCCCCGGGTCGACCTCCTCATCGGTGCCGTCCGCGTCATACCAGTCGATTATGGCGGCCAGCGCGGCCTTGCTGAAGCAGTTCAGGCCCTCGTAGGCGGTCAGATCTTCGACGGTTGCAGTGATGTACAGTGCCATGGGATGCCCCTTTCGTCCGTGGAGCCAGGCCCTCTGCCTCGCTCCTGATGGGGCGTCCGGCTCACGGGGCGGGCGGCGCGTCAAGGCTTCTCGGAGGAAAAGTTTTTTCCGCTGTCCTTTTGTTGAAGATGAAAAAAGTTTTCCTCGCCTTGACGCGCAGTTTGCTCCGTGAGATCGTGCGCTTCATCTGGTGCGATGCAGGGGGCCGTCCCCGGGCGGGAGCGATCTTTCATGTTTCGTCAACGCGGCTCTCGGGGTCATTTTCGATCCCTCGCGCTTGAAAAAAGTGCTTGACGAAATGATAGCTGGTGTTTCGCAATCCAGTGCCACTCTCGGTGAACTTTTCGCAATCCAGTGCCACTTTCGGCGACGTGATTGCGAAAAAAAGCCCCCGCCGGGCGATGGTGCCGGGCGGGGGCTCGGGTAATTCGACTCTCGTGCAAGTGCGGCGCTACTTCTCGTCTTCCTCGTCGTCATCGAACAGGGACCAGTCGTCCTCGGTCTTCTCGTGGTTCTTGAACTGCTTGCGGGTCTTCCGCTCCAGAATTAGGCAGACGATGACGCTGACCAGCAGGCCGCCGCCGACCAGGATGCCAATGCCCGGCATGGTCTCGAACAGGAAGTGGTACAACTCCTCGATATTCATGGGCGCCCTCCTCGTCTTTGCGAACGCCGCGGCTGTGGCGGCGGTGGTATCGGTGTTGTGCAGGTGAAAGTATACTATGCTTCTTCACCGCAAACGCAATCTCCATGCCTACTGGTTGCGCTATACTGGTCGAACGCAAAACGCACGATCCAAGGAGCACTCTTATGCTGGATGTCAAATATGTACGCGATCATCTTGACGAAGTGGCCGAGGCCATGAAGAATCGCCATGCGCATTTCGACCCGGAGCGGTTTGCCTCCCTTGACGTGCGACGCCGCGAGGTCATCGCCGAGGAAGAGGCCCTGCAGGCCGAGCGCAACCGTATCTCCAAGCAGATCGGCGCGCTTATGGGCCAGGGCAAGAAGGACGAGGCCGAGGCCGCCAAGGAGCAGGTGCGCCAGATCAACGAGAAGCTGGAGGCGGCCAGCGCCGCCCGCA